CGGCATCCGCGCGCAGTCTTAGAGTAAGGCTCAGTTCCGACACGGGTATACTCTACGAATGGAGTTTTCGACCTCAATCAAGATCGCGGTGGTCGGCGGTGCCATCGCTGGCGCAATCTCAGGCCTGTTTGCCGGCCTGCTTGCCTTCTGCGTGCTGCTCGGCACGCTCTCGGGGATCAGTCTCGTCCGCACGCTGTTCTGATCACTTCGACTTCCCGGCCCGCTTCCCGGCCTCCGCGACAAACGCGCCGTCCAGCGCGCGGATGCGGCCCAGCAGCGCGGCGTCCAGCGGCAGATCCAGCACCCGGGCCGAAGCCTCGATCTCGACCGTCTCAAGCTCGATCGGGATCGCCCCGAAACCGGCGCCGAGCATCGGCTTGCGGCACAGCCGCCAGACCGAGAATGCAGGGACGTTACTGGCAAGAAGATCGAGCGTGATGCCGTCGTCGACCGGCGGGCGCACCCGCCATTCCGTCGTCCCGACGATGACCTTCGGACCGCGCTGCGATGCCGGGCAGCGGATGCCGAGCAGGGCCAGCTCCTCGTCGGCATCCGCATCGTCGTCGTCCGGCCTCAGCCGCGCGTAGCGCCGACCGACTTCAGCAAGTTTCCCAGGCCGGCACCGCCTGCATCGTTGAGCTGGCCGAAGCCGGCCTCGAGGGCGCGCCGCAGCTTCGGGTGGCCGAGCGCCCAGCGGCGCACGCCATCGTCGTCCAGCAGGCTGCCGTCCTGGGCCTCGATCTCCAGCCCCTCGATGCGCTTGAGCTTGCGCTCGATCAGCGGCACGATCTGGGCCGCGGCCTCGGCCTGGTCCTCGGCCTGCTGCACTTCCTCGGCCGCCAGCGTGCCGCTCTTGACCTTGCGCAGCAGGTCGAACACCGGCCGCAGCAGCGCGGTCATCTGCTGCTGGATCGACTCGATCTCGTCATCAGCCAGGTCCTCGAACACCCCGACGAACTGCAGCTCGCGGGTGGTGTTGGTCAGCTTGCCGTCCTTCGTGGCCGGGGTGCCGGGGAACTCGGCGGTACAGACAATCTTGTACTCGTCCTGGATCTTGATGCGTGCCATCGGGCGTTGCTCCTGGTGGGTTGGTGGGACTTTGCGGATCAGAGAATGGGCGGCGTCAACCGCTCCAGCTCGAGGCTGCCGCCACAGACGGGCGGCAGCGGACTGGCTTGTGGGCGCGGGTCGCACTCCGGCCCGCCCAGCGCCGGCAGCAGATAGTCCAGGCGCAATCGCTCATCGAGCTTGGTCAGCCGGAACCATCCCGCCTCTTCGCAGCCCGCTTCGACCCCAGGGAATGCGCCCGCGCAGATCTGCGCCATCACCCATTCGTCGGTGGTCTCGATCACGTCGGACAGCATCCACAGGCTGCCGGGCCCGCCCACTTCGTAGGTGTACCAGCTGGCCAGCGCGCCGGCGCTGCGGCCGCTGGGCTGGTCGGGCCAGACCAGCAGAATCACGCCCTGGCGATCCAGCCCGGCGGCGCGATAGTGACCGGTGTCGGCCGGCGTCAGTTCGGCGGCAGCGGCCGCCAGGCTGGCCAGGCAGACCAGCCCGGCCAGAACCATCGTCGTCATGTATCGCAGCATCTTCATTGCGGTCTCCCGTCAGGTGCGCGAACCGAAGCGCAGGATGTAGTCGTCGGTGAAGGTCACCGGAATGTCCCAGGTCAGCAGGCCATCGGTGTTGGTCGGCTGCGGCTCGCCCATCTGGACGTTGGTCGCCTCCAGGCTCATGTCCAGCGCCGCCGTGCCGGTCACCACATCGAGCAAGAACGGCTGCAGCGTGGCGGTCCGCACCAGCTGGCGGATCGGCGCGGTCGCGATCAGCGGCCGGTAGACCTTCAGCGTGCCGGTCACCTCGCGGCCACCGTGGCGGGTGACCGAATTCTCGGAGTGGTAGGCCAGGGACAGGCTGGTGCCGGTGTCCATCGTCAGCGACACGAACTCGAGCGGAACACCGCCGAGCGTGACGGTGAGGTTGTCCTCGGTCAGCACCACAGGCTGGCCGAAGGCGCTCACATCATCTTCCCAGATCGCCTGCTCGATCGGGTCGCCGACCAGCTTGGCCAGCCATTCGAAGCCGACGCGCGGGAAGTCGTTGATGCCGAACTCGAAGCTGGTGTAGCGGCCGCGGCCGCCGGCGCCGCGCAGCACCTCGCCGGCGTGGTTGAAGAAGCCGGTCGCGCTCGGGAAGCCCTGCAGCACCGGGGTGTACTCGGAATTCGCCGGCGGCCCCGCGTTCAGCACCTCGGTGTGACCGCAGTTGCGCGCCAGGGCGCTGTAGACGATCGCCGAGCCCGCCGTGGCGGCGCCCAGCAGCGGCGTCTGTCCGGAGATCAGCACCCGACCGCGCACCGGCACGAACGGCCGCGCGCCGCCATTCGGCTTGTCCCAGTTCACCGTCACCGGATCGCGCTGGATCTGGCCCGAGCCGTCGATGATGCGCAGGGCATCGGCGCCGGCCAGCGTTTCGGCGACGCCTTCCACATCTTCGATCTTGTGGCGCAGCGCGCGGACATCGAAATTCACAACAGGCATCGCTTACTCCTTGGCCTTGCCGGTCTTGGTGTCGGCCTTGCCGGCCGGCGGATTGGTCGCGCCCTCGTCAGCGCCGCGCTCGGCCTGCTTGCGCAGCGCCGTGGTGCCCGGGTGGGGCTTCTGCGGCTGATCCAGCCGCACGTACTTGCCGTTCTTGTCGCGGCGATAGCTGCCGCCGTCGTTCGGTCGCTGCTCAGGCATTGCTCAGCTCCATCGTGAGGTTTCGAATCGGTCCAGCCACCACATCGCGTTGGTCTCGATCGGCAGCGGCGCGCCGCCGCGCGGCACGGCCGGCACCAGGCCATCGGGCGGCTGCCAGCGGATCAACGCGGCCTCGATCTGCAGCCGCAGCTCGCGCAGCGAATCCACCGCCTGCCCGCCGACCGTGTCGCCGTAGTGCCGCATGGCGATCAGCACATGGATCTCGGTGCTGACGCGGTAATAGCTCTGCGGCGATCGGTCCGTCGCCGTCACGCGTTCTGGCCCCGGATACACCCAGGCCGCCGGCACCGCGCGCACCAGGTCTTTCACCTTGCGCATGTCGCCGGCCAGGCCGACCGTCTTCAACAGCGGCACCTCGGCGCGCAGTCGATCGACCCAGTGCTGCAGATTCAGTGGCCCGCTCATGCAACGTGCGTGCTCCAGTCAAACGCGCTGGCTCCTTCGCGGCGAACCACGCGGCCGGCCGGGGTCACAGCGGTATCGAGCTCGCCCAGGCTGGCCTTGCCGGCCGCAAGATCCTTGAGCCACTGCACCGTGGCGCGATAGCGCTCCTTCACGGCCTCGGGTGCATGGTCGTCATGCAGCTTGAAGCGGGCCAGATCGGTAGCCGCGCCGACCAGGACATCCGGCACCGGGCTGACCGGCACCGGCATCCGCAAGCGCAAATAGGAGTCGACCGTCGCGGCGGCATCGTTCAAGGCCGACTCGACGCGCCCGGCGTCGAAGTCGGCCGCGCCCGGATCGTCCGGCGGCGCTAGCTGGCTGATCTCATCCAGCCCGAAGCGCGTCACCAGGTCCTGGGCGGTGGCGTAGCTCACGCCGTCAGCACCTCGCGGTTCTGGTCGACGATCGCCTGACTGATGCCGCCGACCTGGACCAGGTCATCCAGGCTGGCGAAGTTGCCGGCCTGCTCGCGATGCGCGACGATGTCGGCCGCGGTCTTCTTGCCGATGCCCTTGGCGGCCTTGGCAATCTCGGCCGCGCTGGCAGTGTTGACGTTCACCAGCACCGGCCCGGTCGCATTGCCCGAGGACTCCCCGGCAGCCGCCGAGCCGGCCGCCGGATCATCGCCCACGCCTTTCGCGGCGCCCTGTTCGGCCTCGCCGGCGCCAGGCGATGTCTCGGTGCCTGCGGCCGGGTCAACGGCGCTACCTTCTTCGCGGGTAGATTCGGCCTCCGCTGCCCGCTCGGCAATCGCGCCCACCGCCAGCAGCGGGGCCGCCTCCTTGCGCGCCAGCTCGATGTTCTCGCCCGGCTCGTGCAGCGCGCCATTCCGGCGCAGCGGAGTGTGGATCGTGTAGGACGTGGTATTGCTGGTCATTGTCTCGGTCTCCAATTCAGGGCCGGTCTCTCCCGGCAGTCAAGGTCGCTAGTTCGGCACTGTTGCTTGCCCGGGGGCCTATTCCGCGCTCATGCCTGGATACGCCACCTTTCAATCCGCTGCTCGAAGCCGCGCTCTCACGGCAGTCACGCCTGGTTTACGACGGCGTTCCCGTGCCCACCAGGGAGGGGTCAGGCAACCGCGTTCTGGATCAGGAATCCGGATTCGATCCCGGACAGCACCGGCGCGCGCTCGTAGCCGACGCCGTAGACCCAGCTCTTGTGTGTACGATCCCACTCGGGATCCTCGACGATCGGGTGACCGTCCATCGTGTAGGTGTAGCCGTAGCTCGGCTGACGCATGCCGGTGATCTGCTGCGGCACGTACGCCAGGATGGCGTCCTTGCCCCAGATGTCGAACTGCACATCGTCATCGCCGACCGCCACCGCCTTGCCGACCACCACCCGCTGGATGCTGAAGATGTTGGCCAGCAGCTCCTCGGTCAGCACGCCGGTCTGGGTGTGCTTGATCTTGTCGACGATGGCCGGGTGGTGCTTCAGCGCATCGAATACCGGTGCGCCCAGCAGCAGCACGTTCGGGTATAGGCCCACCTTGTTGCGCACACCGTTGCGCCCGGCCTCGATGACACCGATCGGGTCGGAGTTGGCGTAGTCGTTCAGCTGGTCGGTGCCCGACAGGGCCACGCGGTTGGACGCCGCGTAGTTGCCGGCGGTGCGCGCCAGCTGCGCCTGCTGATTTTCCAGGATCAGGCTGCTGACGGCCATCACATCGGTAATGGCCTCGGTCGCAAGGTCGATGCCCGGAACCTCCTCGGCCTCGCGCAGGTGCTCACGCGGCACCACCGCATCCAGGGCGTGGTTTTCGAGCGCGTAGGGCTTGCCCTCGTAGCCCAGCTGCATGCGCTTGACCGCGCCGCCCGGCGCGCGCGCCGTGTTGTACAGCCGGAACGACTCGCGCCCGAACTCGATCACCTTGCCGCCCGAAGTGCGCGTGACGACGCGCGGGAACAGCGCCATGCCGACATGCTCGGGATGGATGTAGCCCTGGGCGACGGTGGAGAGAATCGGGTCGATCACCCGGCGTTGTGCTGAATTCGGCATCTTGTTGTACTCCTCAGCCCGCAGCCGGGGCAGCGGTGGCAGAAAGAATCAGAACTTCGAAACGCTGCCCGGCGCTACTGGCCGTCTGCAGCGCGCGCGCGACAGGCACTTCGGTACTCGCATCGTTGATGACTTCCAGACGGGCACTCGCGCCGACTCGGAGCCGCGCCCCTTCAAACAACACGGTGCCGGCGGCGATGCCGATCGACGTGCCGATCACGTCCACTGCGAGAGGCTCGCCGGACGATGCGTCATGTGTCGCAATTCCGAGCATCGGATTGCCAGCTTGCGCTGCCTGCCGGTCGAACCCAACTGCTTGACCTTCAAGAATCGCGCCGGCTGCGATCACCGACAGCGTCAAAACCGGAATTTTCGTTGCGGGCATGGCTCAGGCCTCCTGCTGTTCGACGGCGCGCACGGCCGCCAGATAGGTGGTGTTGTGCTGGCGCGCGTACTGCAGCGCCCGCTCATGAATGCTCAGCCGGTCGGCGTTCACCGACGCGCCGGTCGGCGCCGCGAAGCTCGAGCGCTGTGGCGTGCCCGGGTCGTCGTCTGCGCGCGGGCCGACGCGGACCTGCTGCGGCAGAGCCTTGACGAAATCGCGGAACCACGCCAGTCGATCCACGCGTGAATTCGACTGGCCTTCGGCCGCGAACTCGAACTCGGCCGGGGCAGCCGCCAGCGAGAGCATGAACTCCAGCGCACCAGGGACCTGCGCCGGGGTCAGGCGACCGTCGGCCTGCAGCCGCTCCAGCTCGGCCGAAAACTCGGCCCGGTGCCGCTCCGCCCGCGCGGTCGCCAGCTCGCTGTCGAGCTGCTCGCGCTGACGGTTGAACTCGGCCTCGGCCTGGGCACGTTCCTCGGCCCGGGCGCGGTCGATGTCTGCTTGTGAAAATGGCATTTCGGTATGTCCTCCTGCTGCCGTCGGTTGAACTGCGCGATTGAACGCGCCTCGAATCGGTTGAGGATCCGACTCTCCCTCCAGCGGACGATTCCGCAAGTCCTTGGCGTGCTCGTCGAGAAAGTCCAGGTCATAGCTGGGCAGCACGCGGTCGGCCGTATCGGCGCCGAACTGCTCCAGCAGGAACTCGCGCATGCGGCGCAGCGCACGGGAAAGCAGGCTCGGGGTTTGCCAATCGACCTCGGCCGAGAACTCGAACACCTGGTCGACCGACTCCGGCTGGGCATAGCTCATCGGCGCCAGATCCAGCGCCGGCGCCGCACCGCCGAGGAAACCGACGTGCAGCAGCCGCAGGCCATCCGGCCCGCGCCCGATCGACACCGAGCGCTTCGCATAGCGGCCCTGCTCGACCAGGTCGGCGAACTGCTGCTCGACCTTCTTGAAGGTGGCCATCAGGCTCTTGCCGGCGCGGAACAGCGAGCCGGTCCAGCCGTAGGCCGGATCATTCGTCTTGGGGTGGCCGATCACGATCGGTGCGGCCGTGGCGTCGTTATGGTTCCGGACGATCTCGTCCAGCTCCTCCTCCGTCCACTCGCGAGTGCGGCCCGCGCTATCGGTATGACGCCCGGCCTGGAAGATCTCGACCGGCTCGTCGAACCCGCGAAAATTGGTGAGCGTGCGCTTCGTCATGAAGCGCAGTTTCAAGGAAGGGAGAGGAAGCGCCCACCGTGAAGTGCTTCACGGTAAGCATCGAGCAGGCAGATAGATAGCATGGCGCAAAGCGCGCGATGCGTCAATCAACCTGCACACGAGGGAATCGAAATGGACCTGGCCACCATCGCACTGATCGCAGCCATCGCCGGCTTCATCGCCGACGCAACCTCAACCGCCTACGCCATGCGCCGGGGCCTGGTCGAAGTCGGTCGCTTGAGCCGACGCCTGCTCGGCAGCAACGCAAGTGATCGCGAGCTGCTGGTCTGGCACAGCATCAAGATCGCCGGCGCGGTCGCGATCTGGCACTTCGTCCCAGCCGACCTTTCGCCCTGGATCCTGTTCGGTCTCGCAGCACCGACGCTGTTCATCGCCGGGCGGAACGTTGTGCGGGCGAGGAAGGCATGAAGGTACGCGTCAACAAGCGCGATCTGCTCGGCTGCTGGCAGTGGTGGCTGGTGCTGGTGATCTGCCTGCCTTATCTAGTAGCGTTGCTCCCCTTTCGGATCGCGGGCCTTTTCATGTTCATCGCCAAAGTGCTCGAGGAGATCTTCGAGGCTGCGGCGGACGCACTGTTCACCTTCGACAGACGATGCATGGTGCCGATTAAAGCTCGGCTCGAGCGCCCGGCCGTTGTACTGATTCGATGGGCAAAGAAGCACGTGAAACAACGCGCCCGATTGCGCATGGAGGTCAACGGCGAAAAGAAGGTCGCAGAATGACGAAGGGCTTCTCCAACCTGCTCGCGCACGGCGTTCTGATCCTGCTGTTCGCGTTGCTCGCGCCGCGCCTTGGCATGCCGACTGTCGCCGTGCTCTGCACCGTCATTGCCGCCTCGGTCATCGCCCTGCTCGGAGAGCTCGAGGACCGGCAACGATGACCGCCTGGCTACCCCTGTTCCGCGAGAGCAACCAACTGCACGACTGCACGTTCCACCGCGGCCATTAATCCGTCTGGCGCTGCGTAGGAGGGTCGCGCCGGGCTTCCACTTGAGCGCGAAGCAGTCGCACTTCTTCGAACATCTCACCGACGGCAAGCACGACCGGCAAGGCAAAGAAGAGCAGCCCGATCGCACTGCCAATCAGCACGAAGGATTGCCCACGATCAAATGGTACCGATCCTGGCAAAGCAAAGGCCATCGCACCAAGCACCAGACACAGCATGCCGCAGAGCGCGAGCACCATAGAAGACAGTGCAGTCCACTTAGCAACCCCGGAAGACTGCAATTTGTCATCACTCATCACAAACCCCGAAGCTAGATACAGTTGTCAGCCCAGATTTCTGCCGTGAAGTCGCTTCGCTCGTCGACCAGTACCGCGCGGCGAGGCGGCTTGCCTATGACATAGAAGTCCTGGAACCCTGTGAAGCCTCCGAAACCATTCTTGGCGTTGACCTCGCCACAGACGACGTGGCCATGATCGACAACGTTTCGGAACTGCGCAGTATCTGGCTCGCGTAGAACGTCGCGGACTGCGTCCTTTGCTAGGCGAATTCGTTCTGGCTCGCAGCCCGCGACGATCAGAGTAAGGAACACGAGGGTAAGCACACGACAGGGGAGCGTCGATTTCATGAGAGTCTTTCCATTTTGTTGAGCGACTACCCAGGAGTCGCTCCGAAACTTCCAGGAGTGTCTGCAGCCGGGTGTCCGATAGAGCGCGATTCAGAGGCTCCCTATTCAAGTATCGCCGTTGATCAACTCATTGTGCTTCCTGAGCTTCATGGCGACGTCTTCCGGTAGGTCATCCGGAGCATCTATGATCTCGCGCTGACGCTGCCTTTCTTTTGTCAGGTGCCGGGCGTTTTTTCTGGCATGCACTTCTCGGCCGGCTGCCAAGTCGATATTGTGAAGCGCTGGCACAAGTAGTACCGAAAGCGTAAAAAGGCCATATGTAACTACGGCAACAGCGGCGCCCGCATTTCCGTCGGGCCCTATAACCATCAGAATCAGAATAAAAAGGAACGTGACGAAGTAAATCGCCATAAGGGTCCAAATCTGATTCTGCAATTCGCTGGTCGCGAAAAACAAAAACTCCTCATCATCACTATCCAGGCTTGCCGATTCCTGAAGGCGATCAACCTTGGCTTTTATCCATGCAGTGTAAGTGACAAGCATGATTATTATTGAGGTAACCGAGATTCTTACGTTGAACGAAGTCGCATCAATTTCAAAGCGCAAAGGAAGTGTAATCGCAGTGGAAACCACTGCGATCATCCATGCAATACCTTTTGCTCTTGCTGAAATCAAATCTGCTTCTCATCAAGCCACTGCTTCATCTGCTCATGCATTTTTGTCCACATATCTTCCGGATCAGGAAGGCCGTTGACGTGCCTGATATGTCGCGGCTCCCCAACGAGCAACTTGCCCTTGTGAGCTTTTCCGTCTTCGAACTGGACTTGTAGACTATCTTCGTCAATATGCTTGGCGGCACCTACGATGCTTCGGAGCGCCTTATCATATTGAGCGTTGTGTCGGCCACGGTAACTAACCGACACCTCAACGAAGACCTCATCAACTCCCGCGATCTTGGTGAAGTCAAAGGATTTCGGCAGGATCTCGTCGCTCATCAACCGCTTCAAAATATCCACACCTCGCCCAAAGGGACGGAAGGTTTCTCGCTTAGTACTAATGCTCATCTTGTCGTCGCGCTCAACAGACGCTACCAATGGCTGGGAGACAGTCACACGCTTCACCGGATTTTTACGGGCGCGCTTGCGTACGTCCACCGTAATCTCACGGTCCAAACTTAGACCATTCTCATTGCCGATTGCTCCTGACTCTCTGAGGAACCAATTGAGGTGTGCCTCGAGCGTTTGGAACCGAAGATCGGCCGCTTGGGCCAAAATCAGGTGATTATCTAGGACACCAAAGTGCAGCACCGAGTTCACGAACTCCTGCCGATGACCGGCATCATCAATAGGCGGAGCGAGCTGCGCGACGGGCACCTCTTCTTCGTCCTCGACAATTCCAAGAACGTGGCGGTTTTGGCCTGGGGTGAACGACACCAGCGTGCCAAACTGCATCTGCCGCCAAATCACCTTGCTATTGATGAAGCGGGAGTAGCCGTCGGAATCGTCTGGCTGGCCAATCACCTCGATTCGTTCCTTTACCAGCTTTCGATTCTCGAATGCACGCTTCAATGCTGCCTGCAGATTACTTTTCTTTTTCAAAAAGCTGGCTCGGCAGTAAATGAGGTTCTTCTTCTTGGACTCCTGCGCCATCCATTTTCTCCCCGGTGAACCGCGCGGCCCCTACGACCGCGCTGCGGGTTGATTGTGCCCGATGGGCGGGGGTGGCGCAACTGGGGCGGCGATCGCCTCAGGGCGATATAGGGCGTTTTGGGGGCCACCCTGTAGGCTGGCCCGGATTTTGGGGGAAACGGGCTGATTTGCGGCTCTCTGGCTTTTGCCGGGCATTTGCTGAATTCAGCGGGGGTCGGGCGGGGCGGGTTTGGGCGGGGGATGGGGTGATGAACTGCTAATTCTGCCCGATTTAGCCTTTGGCCACGGACTCCGGCCGGTTAAGCATAGCTTGCTGTGCTTAGTGGCCGGGCCGATCGGCAGCCGCCGAGCAGGGCGCTATATATAAGGTGTCGCGATCAGTCGTCGTCGGAGGCCTTGGCGGCATTGACGAAGCGGATCTTCGGGGCGCCGGGGCTTTGGCGCACGGTCTTCGACTTGCCCTTTGCGACCAGGTCTGCGGCCTTTGCATCGGCCCTGAGCAGCAGCACATCTCGCGCTTCCGTGCCCAAGGCTCTAAACCAGTCGAGCACCTTCCGCTCTTCTTCAGTCAGCAGCTTTGGGTCGCGCCGGCCGGTCAGCAGGTAGATCACATCCACCCCGGCTGCGGCCAGGGATTCTAGGTATTCGAAGGTGGGCTTTCGGCCGCCCGACTCATAGCGATTCTGTGTCTTCAATGACACCCCACCAAGCGCTCCAAACGCTTCCTGGTTAAGTCGCTTTTCCTCCCTGACCTCTTTCAATCTTTCTGGCAGACCCATACGGTCCTCCGATATGCTTGACATTGGCCCAAACGGTCCATATACTCACCACATCAAATAACTTGGATAGGGCGATGAAGCATAGCACCCGCGCAAAGCTGCTCCAGATTTTCGATGGGAACCGTCCGGTCACCGGCGCCGACCGCTGCTGGGCGCTGGCGCAGGCGGGCATGACGCAGCGCCAGCTGGCGGAACGGCTGAACCTGAGCCGGCCAACGGTCAGCCAGGCCCTGAACGACGAGCGTACCAGCTACAACGTGGCCACCGGCTTGGCGGAAGTCACCGGCCTTTCCCTCAACCGTCTCTGGCCCTGCGGCAAGTACGCCGTCGCCCCGGCCGAGCGCAAGCGCACCGCCGCCGCCGCACTGAAGGAGGCCGCGTGATGGAAACCGGCCAACCGTTCGAAAGCAACCTGACCGCGCGCGAGCGCCTCACCAAGGCGCGGGAACTGTTGGAACACGTCGACCAAGCGCATCCCGAAATGAGCGATGCAGACATCGCCGACGTGCTCATGACTGCTGCGGCCGCCACGCTCGGACCGGGCGGGTGCAAGCACTGGCTCAACGGCTATTTCTGACCGGCCGTCAGATCCTCGAAATGCACTCTGACCGCATCCAGACAATCCGCGAAGGCACCCTCGATGTTCGGCGCGGCCGATCTTTCCCGGCTGGCTGTCTTGTATTGGGCGCCGCCATTCGCGGTTGCCGCCGCCAGTTGCGCGGCGATTTCGAGAATCTTCAAAGCAGTTTCGTCCTTCATGTTCATGGCGCTCTCCGTGGTGGGTTCGGTGGTGTGGAAGCTCCGAATCTACCACGGCGGGCGCCGCTTCTTCTACCCCCACCAGGAGATCAACTGTGACTCAAAGCCAACGCACCCAGAACGACGTCGATCGTCTCGCGCTGGATCTTCCGCGCCGGCTCCCGCCGGATCTTCGGCTGGTGTTTCTCGACCACTATCCTGATCCGAAATTTGGCCAGCTCATCGAAGCGGAATACCTCCACGCCTGGAATGCTTTTGCAACCCGGCTGGAAACCCAGGGCTTTTTCGAGCTGCACAGGCGCAACGCAGTGCGGCCACTGCCGGTGAGCAATGTCCGAGCCGGGCGGAGCTCGGACGGCACAACGCTATTGGAGCAAATCGAGCGCAACCGGCAGCGCCATGCGCAGCGGCGGGAGTTTATGCAGCGCGGCACCATCGCCCAGCTGCGCAAAGCCGCGTTGGACATCGCCCGGGCATGCGACGACATCATGTTGGAAGGGAGGGCGCATTGATGAGGCTCCTCTGCGAGAACACCCACATCAACCTGATTGCGGTCATGGATGCATTGGAATTCGCAATCGACAGGCATCAACGCGATCCGGGCCATGCAGCCTCCCATCTGCTGGATGCAATGATCCAGGAGCAAAAGGAATTCGAGCCTGATGAGCCTTTCGAGCTCCACTCACTTCGCTCCCAGTTGCATTCGGACTTCTTCGATGCGGTTCAAGAGCTCACCCTGCTCTACGACGCGGCCCATGAAGAATTGACCAGCCGCTGCCGAGAAGCGTTCGAGCGTACGAAGCACACGCTCGATCCGATGGTGCGGCAAGCAGAAGAACAGTTCTGGGTCGCGACCGATATGCTTCGCAAGGCGGAAGGCAGATGAGCAAGGAAAGAATAAAAGCGGTTGCGCGCGCGGGCGAAACTCAAGATCTATCGTCTCGACGAGAGTTCAGCCCAGAAGAAATTGAGGAGATGCGCGGCCTCGCGCGTCGCGTCATCGAGAGTGGCGCGGTCATCGACCAGCCCCCGGACTTTTCCAGTGAGTACGAACAGTGGGAGTTCGGCCGGCAGTTGGCTATCGAGGGGCGGAGAGACATAGACAACGGCAGTCAGCGGATAGGCCTCGGTCTGCTCCTGATGCGCTCAACGAAGCGGTATGGCGAGTGGGAGGCCTTCGTCCGGAAGGAAATCAGCATCTCACCGCAACACGCCCGCAAGCTCATGCGGGTGGCTGAATTCCTGGTCGAACTACCCGACTCAAATCGCGCACGCGTGCGCGATTTGAGCTTCCGGCGCCAAGAGACGCTCGCAAGAATGGGGAAGCAGGTGGTGGCCGAGCTAGAGGACGACGGCGTACTGGAAGAAATTTCTAGCATGTCGAATCCGGAATTTCAAGCTTTCATCAACGAGCGAAAAGCTCGTGAGCATGCCGAGCGCCAGCTCGAAAAGGCACAGGACGAATACCGCCAGGACATTCACCGCAAGAAGCTGAAGGAGACGGTCCTGCAAGGCATTCCGGATGCCATTCAGCAGGCGCGCCGATTCTCTGCCCTGGTCGGCAGCATGGGCATGGAGCTGTCGATTCGCGGCCAGATCATCTTCGAGCGCACCCGCGCATCCGAAGAGCTGCACGGTGACCAGAACGCTCGCGCCATTCAGTTCCGGCAGGCCACGGCGGCGCAGCTGGCCGGTATCGACGCGGCACTCCAGGCGTTGCTCGATCTGCGCAATCACATTCTCGAGCACGCCGGCGAAGTGACCGTGCACGACATCCCCGGCCTGCACGCTGTCGAGCTCGATGAGGCCCTGGATAACTACCGATACATGCTCGATGCGCACGGCCAGCGCGCCGAGCACATCGGCGTGCCGAGCAACCGCCGCGGCAAGCGCAACAAGGTTTGAGCTATGAACGAACTCGCTCGCAAGATCAGTCATGAAGTGGTGCGCCTTCCGGAGCGCGGCAAGGAAACGCTGCCGCGCGAGGCCCGGCTGTTCCTGGTTCGCCACAAGTTGCGCTGCGACGGCCACCCGCCCGAGCCGTACACCTGGGACACGGCGCCTGAAGACACCCTGCAGCGGGGCAAGAACCGGCTATTGCTGTGCGAACGGGTGCGCGAGATGCAACGCGAAGCCAATTCCAAAACGTACACCCGCTTCCTTAAAAAGATGATGGCCCGCATTCGCGAGGGCAACGAAAAGCCCGCAATCCTCCTCGCAGCCGCGAACGCAGGGACTGAGAGCAGCTCAGGCCCGTGGCCGGGCGAATCGAGCGTATTGCGCTGGTACGGGGCTTGGAGCGATTCCGACTACGACCGCAATGCACTGCTGGACCAACACCACGGCCGCCGCCCAACCTGGCGTGGCTGGGAGCCACTGGCATTGGCGCTGTGGCTGCAAACCGGCTCCCCGACCAAGGGCGACGTCAAATTCTGGCTCAACACCCACTATGGGGAAAATGCGCTGGAATCTCAGGTGCGGGCACTGATCGAACGCCTGCCGGCAAAGCTCGGCCCGAACTCACCGTATCGCATCGGCCGGCACAACTGGCAGCAGAACCACACGCCGCACAAAGAGCGCGATATCAGCCTGATGCCCGCAGGCTACGAGTACGAGGGCGATGGCCACATGATGGACTTCTACATCGCCCATCCCAACACCGGCGCGCCAGTGCGCTATGAGCTGACGATCTTCATCGATACCCGCAGCCAGCGTGTGGTTGCCTGGAACGTGTGGACCGCCGAATCGGCGATGAACACGCTGTTCACCCTGGCCAAGAGCATTCGCGCGCTCAACCATGCGCCTGCGCGGCTGCACGTCGACCCGGGACCCGGCTTCAAGAACAAGCAGGTCGACTACTACCTCACCAAGAACAACATCGAGGTCATCGAGGCGCGGGCGGGCAACGCGCGCGGCAAGGGCCTGGTGGAAGGTTGGTTCCGCGTCTTCGAGGCGCGCTGCGGCCGGTTGTTTGCGAGCTACTGCGGACACGGTCGCGTCGACGATGAACTCAATCGACTGCGCATGCGTGTCAAGCGCGGCGAGATCAAGCTGCCGACGCTAGACGAGGCCATCCAGGTCATCGGCGATTACATCGGCAAGTACAACAACACTGCTAAGAACGGCAAGCTCGGAGGACTGACGCCGAACCAGGCCTGGTCGGCTTTCTTCCGCCCCAATCCGCCGCTGGTTTTGGACGATGCCGAGGTGCGCTTCAGCGCCACCCGCAAGGTACGCAGCGGGATGGTGCAGATGGTGGTCGACCCCGGCATGCCGGCCCGCAAGTGGACGCACCCCGAACTCCTCAACCTCAGCGGCAAGCAGGTCGTGATGGAGTGGTCGCCCTTCACTTTCGAAACGGTGCGAGTCCGCTCGCTGCGCGGTGGGCACTGGATCGAATGCCACGAGATCGATCGCCCTGATGCCGTCTCGGAGCATGAGCTCGAAGCACAAGAACGGCGCTCTGAAGTGCATAAGCGCAAGCGCCTGCAGGACCAGATCGACGAGATGGAGGCGCACAACTTCTTTGCCCGTGATGTGGGCAAGTGCGCCGACGAGATCCTTGAGGTCGAGCAACAGCATCAGACCCTGATCGAACACCGACACAACCCGCTGAACCACCTGCGGGTCGTGGCAAGTGATGGCGAGCGCGTTTCGCGCGGCAACCAAGACGAGGACGACGACGAGATCGATCTGTATTCCACCGACTACTGATCCACCAGGGAACACCACCAGGAGAACGAAGACCATGCCACAGGCAAACGACGCAATCACCCGGTCCGCGCAGCAGAGCTATCCGGACCACTACACCAGCGAGGACCGCATGGCGGTGCGCACCGTCACCGCGCTGCTCACCGCCAGCGGCCTGAGCCAGAGCGAGCTGGGCCGGATGGTCGGCTGCAGCCCGACCACGGTCTGCCACGTGCTGAACGGTCAGCTGCCGCGCAGCCCCAGCAAGTGGCTGGGCGAATACAAAGCCGCCATCGACCGCTACATGGGCCACGACCTCGAGCTGCCGGCCTGGGATGCGGACAGCCCGCGCTCGGAGCCAATCGAGGCGCCGTTCGTCGAGACCAGCGTGTTCCGCGCGGTGGCCGCGGCGTGCTACCGGGCCCGGCGCTATGGCGGCTTTGCGGTGGTGGCGGCATTCGTCGGCACAGGCAAGACCACCGCCATCCAGCGCATTGCCGCCGAGCAGGACGACGTGCATGTCATCCACGGCCTGCCGGGCATGACGCACTCGATTCTGCTCGATGAGCTGGTGACGGCGGTCGGCTGCCCGGTGAAGGCCTCCGGCAAGACCGGCGGCACCAAGGCCGAGAAGCTGCGCGCCGTCATCGGTGCACTGCGTGGCAAGCGAGCGCTGATCCTGCTCGACGAGGCCGAGACCTGCTCGGCGTCGACGCTGGAATACCTGCGCCGCATCCGCGACCTGGCCGAGGCCGGCGTGGTGCTTTGCGGCACCGAGCGGCTGATGCCGATGGTGCGCGACCCGCGCGGCCGCTTCGGCCAGATCTCCAGCCGCGTGCTGTTCTGGCCGCCGATCATCCGGCGCTGCAGCACCGACGACATCCGCGCGCTGGCATCGGCCTGCATGCCGGATGTGGCGATGACCGACGAGCTGCTGGCCGCACTCGAGACCGCCTGCGACGGCTCGGCCCGCGTGCTGTGCGACGGCGTGCTGCCGGGCCTGCGCGACTACGGCCTAGCCAAGGGCCACGAGCTCACCCCGGCCCTGGTGCAGAAAATCGCCCGCGACCTGCTCGGCTTTCAGCCGGCGAGGAAGCGCGCATGAGCAACGTCGTAACGCTCCCCACCAGCTGTGCCCTGGGCGAAGCGCGCACCGCCGACGGCCGGCAGTACAAGGTCGCCGTCGGGCGTGAGCGGCTGCTGCTGCAGTCGCGCCAGACCGGTCGGCAGACCGGCATCAGCTGGAACCAGCTGGTGGACGTGGCCAAGCGCGCCGGGCTGGATCTGGACGGCGAACTGGGAGGCCCCGATGCAGCTTGACCGCGAGCAGATCAAGCAGCGCGCGCTGGAGGTGCTGGCGCGCCATGTCGGCAAGGCCAATGCCATCACGATGGCCGAGCTGACCGGCGCGGTCCAGCGCTGCCAGGTGACGCCCAGCCGCCGCTACGACGAGAGCCGCATCGTGCGCTCAGTGGTCGAGCAGCTGCGGCGCGAGGGCCATCCCATCTGCCACCACAACGGCAAGGGCGGCGGCTACTTCCTGGCCGGCACCGAAGCCGAGCTCGAAGACACCGCGCGCTGGTTCCGCCAGCGTGCGATGAGCGCCTTTCGCCAGGAGGCCGCCTTGAAGCGCATCTCATTGATCGATTTGGTCGAGCAGCTAAGGCTCGACCTTGTGACCCCGCGCATGCGGGAAACGCTCGAACAACGCCGCGCCGAAAGGGCGGCCGAAGAATCGAAGGACCACCACCAGGAGAACCGCAATGCAAACGCATAAGCACGACCCGTTCATGACGGGCACATGGGGCGGCCGGCCGATCGGCGCCGTCACCGCCGGCGACCGGCTGAGCATGGTCAAGGGTTTCTCGCTCCAGGAGATCGACCAGGCGCTGCAGCTGGACCACATCCAGAAGTCCGTCCGCGCCGCGCTGCAGCGCCGGCGGCGCCAGATCCTGCGCGAGCAGGTCGGCAACCGCATGGAGGGCTGCTGACATGACCAGGTCACTCAAAGCCATCCTCGCGCCGCTGATCCTGCTCGCGGCAAGCGCCGCCGCCTCTCCGGTCACCTGGCTGGTGGAGTTCGTCGAGCCGGTGGACGGCTTCTCGGCTGACGGCTTCGCCCGGGTGCAGCTGCCGCTGCCGGAGGGTGCCGAGATCCTCGCCGTGGAGCTGAGCGGCAAGCAGCTGCGGATCCACGCCAGCATCGATCCGGAGCAGCCGATGGTGTGGCGCGTGATTCAGCTGCAGGCGGGCACCACGCCGCAGACGATTCCGACCGAGCGCTATCTGGGCCTGCTGCGCCGCGGCCGGCTCGCGATCCACGCCTTCGACATGGGCCAATTCACGGCGCCGGTCCCGACCGGCACCAAGTAACGCCGCGCCGCAGCCGCGGCCGGCCAACACCAAGGAGCATGCACCACCATGATCGACCAGACCCAGAGCATCCAACTGAGTGATATCGAGCGGCTGTGCCGCGAATACCGCAAGCACTACGACGAGTTGGCCGAGCGCTGCCGCGTCATGAACGAGGAAATCGAGGCCGTCAAGCGGCGCCGACTGCAGGGCATCAAAAACGCCGTGCACCGCGCCAACGACGCGCGCAGCGAACTCGAGCAGGCAATCAGCGTCGCGCCGCACCTGTTCGAGAAGCCCAAGAGCCTGGTGATTGCCGGCATCCGCGTCGGCTATGCCAAGCAGAAGGGCCGGCTGGTGTTCGACGACGCCGGCAAGGTGGTCGCGCTGATCCGCAAGCATCTGCCGGAGCAGTTCGACAACCTGGTCTCGACCAAGGAGACGCCGCTGAAAGGCGGGCTGCAGCAGCTGAGCGGCGCCGAGCTCAAGCGCATCGGCGTGCAGATCGAGGCCGATGTGGACCAGGTGATCGTCAAGAGCACCGACACCGAAGTCGACAAGCTGGTCAACGCCCTGATCGCCGAGGCCGAGAACTACAAGGAGGCGGCATGAGCGCAGAGATCGAACGCGACGGCACAGGCCTCAGCGACGCCGAGCTGTTGGAGATGGCGCTGTCGTATATGAAGGCGTTCGCGAGCCATCCCATGAGCGGCACGCCGGGAGTGCGGCTGTGCGCCGCCAGCTTGAAGCGGCGCGTGATCCCGGGGTGTTGCCTGGCCCACTGGGTGGACGCGCGCGAGTTGCAGCCGCCGCCGGGCCAGCTGGTGACGGTGGCCTACCTGTGGCCGGGCGACGACTTCTACACCGTCGACACGGCCGAGCTGGATGGGGATGTCTGGCGCTATTCCGGCGGCGACCTGATGAGCTCGGAAGAGGTCCACTGGTGGTGCCACGCACCCGCCGCCCCGGCCGTGGCGGGCCGCCCCGTCGGTGCGATCACTGCCGGGCAAGCCGTGCTGGCAGCCTGAAGGAGACGCCAATGACCACGACCACACACCGCAGCCGCCCGACCAGCGCCCGGCTGAAGCGCCTGAAGCTGATCCACCTGGCGCGCCGCGAGCTGGATCTCGATGAGCAGCGCTATCGCGATCTGCTGCTCGAGGCCACCGGCAACGACTCCTGCCGCGAGCTGACGCTCGACGAGCTCGACGACGTGCTGGCCAGCCTGCGCCTGCTGGGCTGGGCGCCGAAGCCGCCGCGCCGCCGCTACTCGCCGGCCAGCGCGCACAAGCCGGAGGACATGAAGACCCCGGCCGACAAGATCCGCGCGATGTGGATCGGCCTGCACCAGGCCGGCCTGGTGCGCGACCCGTCCGAGGCTGCGCTGGCCAAGTTCGTCAAACGCCTGACCGGCAAGTACACCGCCGACTGGCTGGACGGCCGCGAGGCGAGCATCGTGATCGAGGCACTCAAGGCCTGGGCCATCCGCGAGCGCGTCTGGAATGCCAAGCGCGGCGAGGTGGCGGCATGAACCTCCAGAGCGGCGACTACCTGGCCTGCATCATCGGCGGCGAGCTGCGCCACGCCACCTTCGAGCGCTACGGCCGGGACGGTAAGGTGCTGGTGAGCGTCAAGGGCTGCACCACGCAGCAGCGCATCGCGCTGGCTGATGTAAAGCGCAACCTTACCGATCACCTGCGCAAGGCTGATCAGTCGATCGGACCGGAGAGGGGCAGATGAGCCAGCAGATGGAGCATAAAGCCCGCGCTGCGCAGTGGCGCCAGGAGCAAACATGCAAGTGAGCTGCCCGAATTGCCACGCCCGGCTCAGTCTCGAGGCCCTCGCCGAGGACACCGACGCCCGCAAGCTGTTCGGGCTGCTGTCGCAGCACGAAGCGGCGGCGGGCGCGCTGGTGCAGTACCTGCAGCTGTTCAAGCCCGCCAAACAGTCGCTGCGCTGGACGCGAGCGCTGCGGCTGGCGCAGGAGGTCACGGCCCTGGTCTATGACTGCGGCGGCACCGACGACCAGCTGCAGCAGGCCTGCGTCCGGACCGTTTCGGCGATGCAGGGCAAGCGCAGCCGGGGCGAGTGGCAGCCGCTGATGAGCCACGGCTATTTCCAGCGCGTTCTGGCAGCGGTGATGGCGGAGGCAACGGATGCTGCCCCGACGCGCCCAGCCCAACACACCGGCCCGCAGTCCAAGCGCGCGGCCGCGCTGCGGATGCTGGATGAAGACTGAAGCGCCCGACTGGTTCCGTCGCGCAGTGGCCGACGGCCTGAAGGTGCTGGTGGCGCTGTCGCTGCCGGGCGAGCCGGCGCTGGATCTGATGCCGGCGACCAAGCGCCTGTGGGTGCACCTGCTGTGGAACTGCAACCGCGCCTGGCAGCCCGACGATGCGGCCCGGGTGCTGGAAGCGTTCACCGTGCTGGCGACCCGCATCGATCGCTGGCCGGCGCCGCGACAGCTGCTCGACGCACTGCCGCGCCGGCCGCGGCCGCAACCGGCATTGCCCGCGCCGAAGGCCGACCCGGAGAAGGCGCGCCGCTACATCGAGCAGATGCGCCGGATGCTGCGAGGCGTGGACGCATGAGTCTCGAAGACCGCGATCTCGAGCAGCTGGTGAGCGTGCGCATGCTGCCGCCGCAGCTGCGGATGCTGGTGCGTCAGATCGGCTTCCAGGCGGCTTTGAAGCTGGTGCGCGAGCGCGGCGGCCGGGAGATCTCCGTGCCGAAGACCGCCAGCGCCGATCGGGTGCTGGCGCAGGTGATCGGGGTCCGGGCGCTGGAGCAACTGTGCGCGGCGTACCGCAACGCCGGCGCGCGATTCGATCTGCCGAAGTCGGACAAGATCCTGATCCAGGCGCGCAATGCGGCCATCATCGAGCGGCGCAGGGCCGGCGCCTCCTATCCGAAGATCGCGAGCGAGTTCGGTCTGACCACGCGCTGGGTGATCGAGATCTGCAACGCAGCGCGCGATGCGGATCGACAAGGTGACCTGTTCGGTTCGGACCGTCTCCGGGCTTGCGTCGGTGACGATTCCGGGGCACACTGATAGCCCCTCGGGCCACGCACCATGAAGCGCTTCACGGTGGCCCCACTTTCCTGATTCCCCGAGCATGGCCCCATCGCCCGTACGGCGCTTTGGTGGTCTGCAATGAACTTCTTCGAACGAGCATGGAACTGGGTGCGTGGCCTGGAGGTGTGGGTCATCGTGCTGCTGGTCGTCGCCGTGCTGGCGCTGGGCTTCTCGGCCTCGGGGTATCTGTCTCGATGGCTGGGCTCGATCGGCCAGGTTGCATCCGGCGCGGTGCTGGGCTGGATCATTTCCAGACGGCTCATCCGTCTCAACGTCAGCGAGTACACCGAGCCCTTGCATCGCTGCCTGGCCGGCATGGGCCAGGCGCTGATTGTGGCGGCGGCAATGATCGCCGTGGCGGTTGCGGTATGAACCGGGCGCGAGGATGGCTGTGGGGCATGGTCGGCATCCTGGCGGTGATTGCGGCCGCGTTCATGGTCTACGCCGGGCTAGCGGTGCTGGCACCGATGCAGGCAGCGCACGCCCAGGTACCCGACGCCGCCTGGGCCTACCAGCGGCCGATCACGCGCCAGGCGCAGGCCCGCTTCGGGCCGGAGGCACCGGTGGCGCGCATTGCGGCGCAGCTGCACCAGGAGAGCGCGTGGCGGCCGGCGGTGTGCAGCGGTGCAGGCGCCTGCGGACTGGCGCAGTTCATTCCCGGGACCGCGGCCTGGATGGCCGAGCTTTTCCCGCGCGAGCTGTCGCCGGCCGATCCCTTCGATCCCGCCTGGGCCATTCAGGCCAACGTCTACTACAACCACTGGCTGTACCAGCGCGCCCGCAACTGGGCCGATGAATGCGAGCGCTGGGCCGGGGTGCTGTCGGCCTACAACGGCGGCTTGACCTGGGTGAATCGCGATCGCCGATTGGCGGCGGAGGCCGGGGCCGATCCGGCCCGCTGGTTCGGGGCCGTCGAGGACTACTCGCGCCGGGCCGATTGGGCCTTCCGCGAGAACCGGGGCTACGTCCGCCGGGTTCTGATGGACCTCGAGCCGCGATACGCCCGCGCCGGCTGGGCCGGAGATCCGGTATGCCTCAGGGATTGATCGCGCTCGGCGCGCTGGCGCTGGCGCTGCTGATCGGCCTGGGCGCGCAGACGCTGGCGCTGCGCAAGGCACACCAGCAGCTGGGCGCCGCGCAAGCGGACGAGGCAGTTTGCCGCGCGGCGAACGAAGGGAACCTTGAGCAGCTGCGGGCGGCCGAGCGCGACCTGCAGGCTGCCATCGGAGAGAGCAATGTCATCGAAACGGAACTCATGGCCGACCGCGATCGCTCGGCCGCACAAGCGGCCCGGCTGTCGCGCGATCGCGCCGACCTGCAAGCCCGTCTGGCTGCGGTGCTGGCCGGCAATATCTGTGGTGCTGAGCCTGTGCCTGCTGCTGCTGTCGACGGGCTGCGCGAAGCAGCCGATCGTGCGCGTCGAGCGGGTCGAGATCCCGATCCGCCAGTGGGTGCCGATTCCGGCTGAGCGCATCGCACCGCTGGACGTGCCGGCGGTGCCGGCCGATCTCACCTGGGGGGAATCGCTACAGCTCAATGGGGAGCTGTTCGGCGTCGTCGAGGCCTGTCAATTGGACCGAACGAGACTGAGAGCACTCAATGAGCGAACACCACAGCATCAGTGAAAACGCCGCCGGGGCGACCGCCTCGGATCTCGACATCCATCGCAGCTTGGGCCGCATCGAGGGTCAGCTGCAAGCGCTGATCAGCAGCCACAGTGCCACGGACAGCAAGGTGAGCAAGATCGACGAGCGGCTGCGCTTCGTCGAGAGCCGCTCGGCCGTGCACGGCGCGAGCGCAGGCTTCTTGTCGGCCGTGGGCGTGACGATGATCGCGCAGTACCTGAAGCACAAGTTCGGGGCAGTCTGAGTGGCCTACGGCAAGGACATCCAGGAGGCGGTCAAGCGCGCCTATGTGCTGGATCGCTTGCCGTTGGAGGCGGCGGCACAAGCCGCCGGCGTGAGCTATTCCACGGCGCAGGCATGGAAGCGCAAGGCTCGGGACGATGGTGAGGACTGGGACCGCGCCCGCCAGGCGACCCGCATGTCTTCCGGCCAGCTCGGCGACATCACCACACAGCTCCTCGAGGACTTCGCGATTCTGTTCCAGACCACGGTCGAGCAGATCAAGGATGCCGATGTCAACCCGTTGCAGAAGGCCGAAGCAATCAGCCGGCTCTCGGATGCCTACATGAAGACCATGCGGGCCGCCACAAAGGGCGCGCCGGAGATCGGCCGTCTGGCGATGGCGCTCGAGGTGCTCGACATGCTGGGCAAGTTCGTCCAGTCGCAGTTCCCGCAGCATGCAGACGCCCTGATCGAGGTGCTGGAGCCGTTCGGCAAGCAGGTCGCCGCCAGCTATGGCTGATCTTTCGCGCCGCGAGTTCGAGCGCGCGCTGGCCGAGCTCGGCAGCGAGCTGCGCCGCCAGATCGAGTGCTCGGTCGAGGGCTTCGAGCCGGATCCGGCCGCCGCTGCCCAGCGACGCGCCCGCGCCCAGGACGACTTCCGGTTCTTCGCCCACACCTACTTTCCGCACTACCTGGACTTCGAGGATTCGGAGCTGCATTCGTTCCTGTATCAGGAGCTGCCGACGATCGTGAATGATCCGCGGGGCGTCCATCTGGCCGTGGCTGCGCCGCGCGGGGAGGCGAAGAGCACGATCGTGGCGCTGATCTTCGTCATCTGGTGCGTGCTCACCGGACGGAAGCACTACATCATCCTGATCATGGATGCGT